GCATAGCCCCTACTCCTTTTTTATATAAAATAAAGAGATGCTACAGTTTAATAAATCAGAGACTACCAATACTAATGCTGTTTGGATTGATGTTCCAAGTACAGCTTCCGGCTATTACAATTCATTAATTGTTGCTTATAGTCAATCATACGACAATAGTAATGGTACATTTCCGTTAACAACTGTATCTGCCCCTAATCAATACAGAAATTGGTTAGTTATTTCGAATAGTGGTTCATTAGCCCCTACTCCATCAGGACAATACGATGTAGCTGTATATACTTATACTTTTGCAGATGCCAAATGGAATGCTGTTGCTACAGCTTGGGATTCATTTAATGAAATATGGGCTACAGCAGGGCAAGAAGGTTTGGTAGATCTTATCTATTCAGATAGAGCTTATGTATCAGGTTCGAATGAACAAGATATTACCCAATATGTATCGTCAAACGAAAACGGGACTTATATAACGTACAATGGATAATAAAAAATTTAACTTTAAAACCATCAGAAAGTCCTTTGCAGAGAGGGTAATGCCTACTGAGAAGGTTACAAATGGGAAATTCGTTAAGTATGGAGAGTACAATGACTTTCCACAACACTTAATCGACTTATATAATAATTCATCTATTCACGGCACGTGTATAAATGCTATTGTTGATGGTATTGTTGGAGAGGGTTTAGTAGCTGAACCTTCTTATGTTTTAGATAGGGCCAATCCGGAAGAATCATGGAATGATTTGTTTGGCCGTTTAGCTACAGATTTTAAATTGTATGGTGGTTATGCAATGGAAGTTGTATATAACAAATCACGTACAAAAATAGCAGCAGTATACCACATTGATTATAGTTGGTTACGTGCAGCAGAAAAAAATTATAGAGGTAGAATCCCAGGATACTACATTTCAAACGAATGGAGTGAAAAATACAGATACACTACCAATCAAATTTCTAAAGATGTTCCTTATTTGCCAGTTTATAATCCGGCAAAATCTAACGAGGAACCAAAACAACTTTACGTATATCGTCCTTATGCACCGGGTCAAGATTATTACCCACTACCTGATTATGTAGGTGCTTTACGTGTAATTAACTTGGACGAGGAAGTAGATAACTTCCACTTAAACAATATTAAAAATGGCTTAGCACCAAGCTTAGCTATTACTACATTTACTAATGCTGATCCAGACCAAAGACAAGCAATCGAAGAGATGCTTCGTATGCAATATGCTGGAACAGACAATGCTGGTTCTTTGTTGTATATGGATTTAGATGATCCAGCTAATGCACCTGTTATCACACCTATTCCACAGAATGGAGCTGATGGTTATTATACAACATTGTCAGATTTAGTAACACAAAAGATTTTAACAGCCCACCGTATAACTTCAGGGATGATACTTGGTATTAAAGAACCAGGTCAACTTGGAGGAAGACAAGAAATGTTAGATGCTTACCTATTGTTAGTTAACACTGTTATTCGTCCGTTCCAACAACAACTATTATCTTCAGTAGAGGAAATGTTAGAAATGATGTATCCTGAAGCTGGTGATATTACAGTAGGTGTTCAGCAATTAAAATTGTTTGCTGATGGAGAGGAAGAAACAGATGTAGTAACTTCTATCGATGCTGATTCAGGTGAAGATACTGAATTGGAAACTGAAATCGAAAAAGCAGATAAAGAGGCTGAAGGTACAGGTTCAAATAACGATAGATTCCCAATATAATGACAAGTACATTTATCATATCAGAGGCAAAATTAAGAGAGTTCACGGATATCAATGATAACCTTGATACTGCTTTCTTAAAAAATGCCGTTAGAGAAGCACAGGACATCTACCTACAGAGAATTATAGGTACTGTCTTGTATGAAAAAATATTATCCGACATTGATGCAAGTACTTTGTCAGGTGAATATTTAACGTTAGTAGAGTCTTATATACAGGACTTCTTGTTGTATGCTGCCTACTATGAATCATTAGAGGCAATTTATATAAGACCACGTAATAACGGTTTACTTAATGCTACTGGTGGGGACAATAGTCAATCAGTAGATAAAAACTTATTTGACACTAAACGTCAGTCAGTAAAGAACAAAATGGAATACTATGCTGAACGTTTGGTTAACTATATTATTGAAAAACAAAATGTTCTTCCTGAATTAAACGAGAACAACTTCTTGTATCAACAATATCCTGATTATGCTAATCAGTACAGAAGTCCAATCGTATTTAGATGGAGAACAAGAGGTACACATTTGTTAGATGCCCAAAAAGCAGGCTTACGTATAACTGATTCACGATACCCACAATTTCCTTGGGCAGCAAATATTAAATAATTATGGGACAAAATTTAGGACCGTTAAACATTAAAGATACCTACCAGAGTTTAGTACAAATTTCTGGTTCACAACTTACTGATGGTAGTGGTAGCTTGATCAGTAGTTTAGATATTAGTGCATCTTATTCAGATGTATCTATTTCTGCTTCTTATGCAGCTACAGCTTCATACTTAATAGGTACTATTGAAAGTGCCTCGTATGCTACAAATGCTACATCAGCATCTTATGCTTTAACTGCTACATCAGCTACTACAGCAACAACAGCAACAAGTGCAACATCGGCTTCATATGCATTAAATGCAACAAATGCAGATACAGCAACTTCAGCATCACATGCTTTAGTAGCAGATTCAGTTTCAGGAACAGTTGAAAATGCAGTATCAGCTTCATACATTTTAGGTTCAGGAGTTGATGGTGCAGTAGCAACGGCAACAAGTGCTTCACATGCCTTAGTTGCTGATAGTGCTACAACAAGTACTACAGCTACAAGTGCTTCATATGCAGCAACAGCAACGTCTGCTTCACATAGTGAAATTAGAGATTTTGCAGCAAGTGCTACTTCAGCATCATTTGCCACATCAGCATTATTGGCTACTTCAGCTTCACATGCTGTAAGTGCAGATAGTGCTACTACAGCTACAACTGCAACAAGTGCTTCTTATGCTACAACAGCTTCATATGCCGAAAATGCTGTTATCCCTTCATTAGACCAAGTTACTGCTGTAGGATCTGTTTCAACAAGACCAATTCAAGTAACAGGTTCAGTAGTAGTTGATTTCGATGGTATTCAACAAAAAGCTATTTTACAATCAACTGGACCTGCAGTAATCGTAGGTGTTTCTGGTAGTGCAGCAAGTACAGCTAATTTAACTGTTCAAGGTGGTCAATTATCAAATGCAAAAGTAATTATTGATGCTGCTGGAGGAACACAAATTAACAATGCATTAACTGCTTCAGGTATCATTTACCCAACATCTGATGGTTCACCAAGCCAAGTAATGACTACTGATGGTGCAGGTAACTTATCATTTAGCACAATTTCAGCTACTCCATTCCCATATTCAGGTTCAGCTATCATTACAGGTAGTTTAGAAATAAATGATCCAACAGATGCTTCAACATCAACAATAAATAATAATGAAGGTACTATTATAGTTAGTAGTAATGTTTCTGAATCATATACTAATACTATTGTAGGTAATACAAACTCTCTTGTAGGTGGTACAGTAGCAACTGATAACTTATCATTTAGTACTACATTTATTTCAGGTTCAACAAACTCTGTAATATTAGCTAATAGAGGAGGTAACTTCTTAAGAGCTGTAAGTGCACAAGATGTAACAAGTAGTGTTATTTTAGGTTCTACAGATGTTAGGGCAGGTTCAGGACACGGATATACAGGTAATTCAGTATCCATTACTATTATTGGTTCAAAAGGTAGTATTATGGGTGGTGTTCCATATGGTGGGATGTATTCAGTAGATACTGGAGAAATCAGAGGTAATTCTAACCCAAGAACAGCAGCAGCAATGTTTGGAGGTAGAAATCACCTTATTAATGCTGTTTATAATGCACAAGTATTTGGAGGTAATAATAACCGATTCCCAACAGCATTTGGTGGAGATAATGGTCAAATATTTGGTGGACAAAACAATACTATTTCAGGTGGGGGTAACCCACAACTTGTAGGTTCATTATCTTCTACTATTGCCGGTGGTGCTTCTTACGTATCAATTGTAGGTTCAAGAACTTCAAGAATTGATGGTGGTGATACTGTAATGATTTTAGGTGGTGGTAACCACGATATCAACTATGGTTTCTACGATACTATTGTAGGAGGTAATACCCACATTTACAACAATAGAAGTAATGCTGGTGGTGGTAACTCGATGGTAGCTGGTTATAACAACGAGATTAATGGTTCATTAATTGGTAAGAGTGTTCTATTAGGTGGTCACCATAACAAGATTTCAGGTAGTATCTCAATGGAAAACTCGGTTATCGTTGGTAGCACAGGATCACTTATGCAACACGGAAGAAGTGTTATTTTAGGTGGTGCCTTCTATAGCTCATCAGCCGATGATCAAGTAATTGCCCCACAAATGGTATTGTCTGGTTCATTAACACATGCTGGTGGTTTATTAGCAATGGAACCATGGGCAACGTTACCAGCAGCAGCTTCACATACTAACTCATTCGCCGTATCAGGTTCTAAGCCATACTTTAGTGATGGTGCTACTTGGACAGCATTATTCTAAAATATATTAATTAAAAATAAATCATGGAAAATCAATATTATCCAATTCAACCAGTAGCAATTTCAGTTCCTGGATTTTCAGGTAGTGTAACTTCAATGTATTGTTTGATTCAATACCAAGTAGGTATGACTGAAATGGCTGTACCTTATGCTTTAGCTGATGATCAATTAAGAGCACAATGGCAAGGTACTGTAGTTATCAATGAAGCTGAATTAGATCAATGGGGTACAGATAACATGTACATTGTTAACTTGGTTGCTCAGAAAGCAGGCGTAACATTAGTATAATGGATATCAAGGACACTACAGCGAATACAGCCACTATAGGCGGTATTTTTATGTATTTAATGCAGTGGCAGGCCGAAATCACCATCCTCGTGTTGTTGACCGGTTTAACACTTAATATCACAAGATTATACGATTGGTTTAAAGCCAAGAAAAAGTAAATATGTATGGGTGGATCGCCCAGATCCTCTTGTATACCATTTTATATTAGGAGAAGCCCCATTACGGGGCTTCTTTTTTCCTAAATAATATCGTACGTTTACTAAATAATTCACGTCGTTTACTAATTTTATTACCTAAGTTTGGCATCTTAGAGTTCCTTATGTATATTTGTCGACGTACAATGACATGACA